AAGTGAAGGCGGGAGTTGCGCAAGTGTACCCACGGATGTAGCCCACGCCAATTGTGAGAATTGTGTACCGATAACAAAAGATGAATCGGTATATACATCGACCCAACAAAGTCGGTATATTAGAGAACTGACGAGTAAGTGTGTATTAAATGACGATTTTTATGTACAAAAAGTGACACAACATACACCATTGCCATCGTAAATGTGTAAAAATTGATTAATAAATATATAAATTATATTTATTAAAATGAATCAACAACAATTAGAGGAAGCATATTTAAAATCATTGGATGATAAAAATAGAAAAGCATTAGAAATGGCAAAACAGTTATTGGGGTCTACATATAATTTAAGGAAAAGTATAGGATTTTTAGAATGGAAAGAGAATAATAAAGGTTAGATTTGAGTGGTTGTTGACTGTTTACGGAGTTTGTAATCAGCATAGCTCACTTTCATTGCCTCGATAACGGGTGCACGGAAGGTATTCTTTTTTTCCATTTTTTGTAAAATGGAGAAATTAAATGGGTTTCCCAAATAAATGAATTTGTTAATGGTTTTTATTTTTTCCGGTTCTTTTGGAGTATCATCATTGGGTCCGTCAGGTGGCGACTCCTCCTTTGTGGGGTGTTTCTCTTCTTCTTTTTTACGTTTAATAAATGGACCCTGTAACATTTGTTTCTTTTTCTGTTGTTTTTCGGGAGGGTTATGAATAATATAAAGGTTACTGTCATAAACGGTATTGTCAAAGTAAAAATCCTTGCAACAATACAGTTTAACATACTTACTCGCAACCGCATTTAACAAATTGTAAGGAACTGATTCTCTACAATAATACGAAAATCCCATTTTATATGCATCGTAAAACATAATTACATTGCCCACTGGTGTATTTGTCATCATTATACGCGTTTTCCAGACGGTTTCAATCTCATTATTATGAATAGACATCATCTCATTGTAACATTTAAAGTCGTAAAATAATGGTTCAATATTGCTATTTATTATTTCATTATTATTCATATTTTTCAAACATTCTTCTTGTTTTTCAATAAAAATTTGTTTATCGTTTTTTACAGGGGGTTCAACAACAACATTTATTGTCGAACAGGTGCAAGAAAAAATCCAATCAAACATTTGTATATTATATAATGTATTGTTTATATCTTTTTAAGTTGCTGAGAACGAAATTCAAATAAATCAGTCATTTCCTTGTCTAAAAATGGTACTGCAATATGTTGATACGATTTATTGTTCGGGTGAAGGCATACTAAATATAATCCACTAATTTTTTTATTATATTTGTGTTCAAGAATTGTTTTGTAAATATTTAATTGCAAACTATAATGCCAGAAATTGGTATCGGGTAAATGTTTAATACATTTTGTTGTGGAGAATTTTTTGAATGCTGGTTCAAATACGATTTCTTCGCAACGTTTCCAGTCATAAATTTGTAAACTACCATCCGGCAATTCATATATCATGTCAATCGAACCCGATATTTTATATTCTTCATAATATACAGTCCATTCAGTTCTGTATGCAGTCAAATCCGGGAATGCCTTTTCAAATTCTTTAAAATAACTATATTCAATCGAGTCATTATTGACGTCCATATTATTATAATAACATTCAATGTCATAATGCATATTTGTTCCGGCTTGTGCGGATGTGTCTCGTTTTGTTTCCCACATATCCTTGATATCTTCCCGGGTTTTATTATAATATTTATAAGATGGGTCGTGCATTTTGGAACTTTTCAACATCTTATCGATAATAGCATCGGCGTTAAAATGTGCAAAATGACTGTGTACCCAAGTCGTGACAGAGGTAAATGAACTATCTCCGTGAACAGTATAAATGTGTGGACCTTCATCAAATGAGATGAATTCATCGCGAGGATGTGGATTTTTTTCTAGCAAATGGGTAGGTGGAGTCGACATGTTTTATATAATATAAAAAAATAATGTTTAATCAATTTTATTCATATATCAGTAATCACATTTCTATAAATAAATTTGCGTATATTGTTGTACAATATGTCGGTCTTTTCAGGTCCTAATACGCGATTATAATATAGCAAATAAAGTTGTTCTCTGTTTTCATTTTCAATAAATGAAGATTGGTTATTTAAAGACCACAAACTAAACACGTGTAAGAATTTCAACGTACATTTTTTGATAAACAAGTGAATTTTATCACTATTCCAGGTAGTCCAACTGCGATTATGAAAAACATAATAATCCGACCGATATTTTTTGTTGGTTTTAATAGGTAACGTGTGTATATTTGCGGTTAACAGAGCAATAGTACCCTGTTCAAGATTATTGTCAAAAACATGCTGCAAATATTGTTGAAAATCAATTGTATTTATCCATTCATCAATGTCACAATGGTCGGTTTCATTTTCATTTAGCCATTCAAGAGTGCATTCTTTTGAATATTTTTTAGAAACAACTGATTTGTGTATAAGTTTATTTTCAAGAAGGTTGATTTTTTGAGCCATACTTTTCAATAAAAGTATGAGTTCTCCATTATTAAAATCAGTTTCTCCATTTAATAATTTTGTGTGGAGTGTAACAATATCCATTTTTTATAAAATATAAAACTAAATAAATTGTTCAATTTTGATATTTAAATGTGTGAATAAAATATATATAGAATGAGCGATTATTTTGATAATAAAACGTTATTTACTCAACCCAATGTAGTTCAACATTCAAGTCACATGGTAATGGACGGAGTTAATCCTGAGATAAAAACAAAATATATAAATATAAACACCGCATTTAATAATAATTTAAATGATACAACGGTATGTGATGATTTAAGTTATGAATTGGATTTGCAAGAGAATATAAATAATGTATTGACGTGCAATGTAGAAAGTGTAGAATTACCTATAAGTATGTATAATATAAGTGATGCCCTCGATAACAATCATTTCAAAATAGAAACCATAGAAAGCAACGCCGTAACGAATACATTGATCGTCGCAGTTAGTAGTGGACAATATACGATTGTTGAACTGGTTAGTGCCATAAATACATTAATTAACGCAGGAACACCAATAGATCTCAATGTATCCCTTGTAAATAACAAGATCCAAATTCAGGATACAGGTAATAATGTAAAATCTTACAATATATATTTTGGTGTAGATAAAAGCGGAAATACAGATAAATATAACTTTAAGGCGAAACTGGGTTGGTTATTGGGATTCAGAGACACCCAATACACGATTGCGAACATTGCTACAATAACCGCAGAGAAGATGCATTTCATAAGGGGTCCTCAAATATGTTATATGGTAATTGACGATTTTTTGGCAAATGGACGTCAAAATTCATTTCAAACATTTTTAACACGTTCTCAAAACAATAATAATATTATAGCAAAAATAGTGATCGATAAAACACACTACGGTTTTGGTTCAATAATGCCAGCAAATAAAGCAAATGGATTATTAATAAGTGATAAACGTAGTTATAACGGGAAAAATGATATACGTAAAATGAAAATAATGTTATTAGACAATTATGGAAGAAAAATAGATTTAAACGGTGTTGATTTTTCATTCACACTGAAGCTTGAATATCAATAAAAATTGAATAATATAAATACAACTTATTTATATTATAAGAAATGGAGTTATCAGAAGAACAAAAACGCATTGTTGAAATATTTAAAAATGGAGAAAACATATTTATAACTGGACCAGGTGGTACAGGGAAGACGTTTTTAATACGAGAACTCGTACGAACTTGTAAAAATGAGAATATTAAACATCAAGTATGTGCAATGACTGGGTGTGCAGCATTGCTACTCAATTGTGGAGCCCGTACAATACATTCGTGGAGTGGTATTAAACGTGCAAATAAACCAAATGATGAAATAATAGATTATATAGACACAAGTAATCCGTATGTTAAGAAATCGTGGAAACAAACAAAGGTACTGATTATTGATGAAGTATCAATGATGTCACGAAAAATATTTGATTTATTAAATGGAATATCGCAACGAGTACGAAAAAACGGAAATCCATTTGGTAATATGCAAATAATTTGTGTAGGAGATTTTTATCAGTTGCCGCCAGTTGGTGATGATAAGGATAAAACTACAACCCAGTTTTGTTTTGAGTCTGAATATTGGAATAATACGTTTAAACATCAAATCGAATTGACCCATATATTTCGTCAAAGTGACCCTATTTATAGGAACATTTTAAATGAAATACGTGTAGGAAATATATCAGAGGGGTCCGCGAATATATTGCACGAAAAGGTGAAAACATATCAATCTAAAAAAGGATGTGCCCAAATTTTCCCTCTTAAACGAAGTGTAGAGGCAATAAATGATAAACATTTCGAACAATTGCCTGGTAATATTGAAATATATAATGTAAAACAGCATAATAGTTTGAAAATAAACAGTGATACTGGAAAAGAAATAAATGGGTATGACATTCACCGTTGTGATAAGATGAGTGTAAAGCAAAAGCAATTTGAAGTAGATTACTTACTAAACAGTGTTAATATAATGCACTATTTGGCACTTAAAAAGAACACGCGCGTAATGTGCACAATAAATTACAACATGGACAATGGAATATGCAATGGGTCACAAGGAATTGTAACTGATTTTATATATGATGAAGACGCAAAGAAGCATTATCCACTCGTGGAATTTGACAATGGAGTAATAGAAATAATGAAACCGCATATATGGCAAAGTGAATCATTCCCATGTGTAGGAATAGAACAATTGCCGTTGTTATGGGCTTGGGCAATTACAATTCATAAAATCCAAGGCGCGACATTGGATAGTGCAGAGATGGATATAGGAAAAGGTATATTTGAGTGTGGTCAAACGTATGTTGCATTATCCCGAATAAGGAGTTTGGAAGGATTGCAAGTAACTGCGTTTGAGCCTTCAAATGTGAAGACAAATAAAAAAGTGTGTAAATTTTATGATAAACTAAAAGAAAATATCCCAAAAATAGTTGAGGAACCCGCACACAATGTAGACGTAACCGAAATAGAAGTAAAGGATGAAACCGAAAGTAAATCCGTAAAACAGATTAAAATAATGCAATCAAAAATATCAAGTTTTTGGGAAGTTAAAAAAAATTAAATACAATATATTTCGAAAAATCATTATCACTTTTATAGTGTAAACCGGCATCAACCCGAGCTTTTGCACATTTTTCAGCACATTCATAAAGTTGATTTCTTAAATGGGGATATTTTTTTTCGAGTTGTTTTGCCAAATAAAACGCCTGAGCAGCGTGACCGGACGGATAAGACGGTGTATTTGCAGTGTTAGATTCGAGGAGTTTAATATTTTTATTGACTTGGTGAGGACGAGCACGATTAAATATATATTTTAAAATCAAAACATATTTTGATATAGGCTGAAATAATGTATTTAATGTGTCAACATTTTCGGGAACAATTTGGATAAACGCATATGAAACACTTGGATCAGTTAATTTAAAAAATTCAATATCGCGATCATTGCGTTTTTGGGTGTAATAAACCGTAAGTTTTGAATCCTTTTTATTGTCAGGGTATAATGGCAATGAAGGATAATACCATATAAATTTTTCTCTTTGTAAAATTATAACAATCAAATAAACAATAAATAAAAACGTTGGTAATTTATAATTCATATATAATATATATAAATAACTAAATGTCAAATTCTTGGAAACAATACGGAGGAATATCAAAGACAGATAAATTTCATAAGTTTAGCGTAGGTACATTAATTGCAGACGATATTTTATTAAGACAAAAATATTCAGGTGTGTTCGAGTTTTTGGGTAGTATTAATGTTGCCGGAGACATTGTGGGAAAGTCGAGGCTCAGTATACTGGATGCAACTAAACAACAAACAATTGATATATCCACAAATGTTGCCATACACATACCCACTTATATGTCAAATAAGGTCTATTTTGGAACAAACCGTACAGATTATTTTAGTGGTGGTGCATATGGTATTGGTATAAATACACCAGACCCATCGGGTACATTTCATATTAAAACGCGAACACACGGTAATACAATAACAACCCTGGGTGGAATATCATATAATGATGGGCTGGTTGTATCATCCGACACAGTAAAAAGTAGTGCACTATTAACTAAAAACAACTTGTCAAAAGGTATACGCGCAGTTGCGGATAGTGATTCTACATCATTGGAATTTTTTGACAACACTAATGCTGATTCGCTCGCGTCTATACGATATGATTCCACAATAGGGTCATTAGCATTTGCTACGGATTTGTTGCAATTCGGCGATGCAAACCAAATTAAATATAGACCAGATATATACAAACGTAATGGACAATATGATATACGTAGTGGAATTTCATTAAGATTAAAGTCTGGATATGCTGCAAATAATATTTCAAATACATTTGTAACCTTAAATTCTGGCGATGGCAGAGGGATTGCGTTGGGTGGTGGTGTCATGCCCGAAAATGGGTCTGATAAAGAGTTTGGTGTCATATGTACACGAAATACAAATGATGAAAATATAGAAGGAATAATGATAAAAGCAACTGGCGATAAATATAAACATCGCATAAACATCGGGTTGAATACATATAATCCAAATGACAATTATACATTAAATGTAAATGGAAAAATGTTATTACAGCAAGGAGAAATAAATAAGGTTGAAAACATACCGATTCAGGTTGATGGAGTGATGAAACCAAATATAGGGGACACATTAGTATTGACCGATTCTTCATATAACCCGCCGGCAAGAATAATGCGTGACGACGCAAATCCGGGAACAATGTATTTATTTAGTAGTCCAGATGCAGCAAAAAGTATACTAGAAAAAAAAAACACAGGGACAACTACAAAATACATATATGATATATATAAGACAACAGATTCGGGTGAAAATTGGACAACGTTATCATTACCTGATGCTATTAGACAACCCGACACAGATATATTATCTAATTTATCATTAACCACACCGATACATTATACCCATAATAATGCCCAAACATTCTTATTTTCGGCCGGCAGAAATCGTGTATATAAGTATTCAATAAATGGCGGAATAAACTGGTATACATTGACCATGGCTGCCCCCGGGGTATCCCCCGGTACACCATATTTGTTTGAGTCTGGTCAAGATACAATATATGTAGATGCGTGGACAAATGGAACCCGTACGAACGCGAATGATAACATTTTACCCAATATTGTTTTATTTTTTATAACATTAAATGAGGACGCAACTAAAACAACTGCACATTTTTTTAATGTAGCGGATGTACCCCAGAGCGACTACAATATCACACAAGGCGGTGGCTCGGCTTATAATTTAAATGACGCACTTCTAGTATTACCCAACACAATATCTACTGGTGTTGGGGCAGACATAAATGTAACCAATGGGAACTCAAATAATTATACGGGGCGTGTAGAAATACCGGACGCGTTTTGCAGCAGTAAATCAATCGGCAATTATGTATATTTTTTGGGAACCGGAATATATATATACCATAAAATTGATTTTAATACTCCTACACGCACAACTAATCTACCCGTTGAGTTAAATACAACAGCAACAAATAGTAATAAAATTGGAGTTAACGACGAATATATTGTTGTAAATGGTGATGGTACCCAAACATTTAAATATGTAATGCAGTATGATTCGTATACCATTGCAATAGGTGACAATTTTATAATGTATGCGACAGACGCAAACACAACTGTACACACAAACTGGAATATAATGCGTATAAAAGATATTCCCGGTTTAAATATCAGTCATATCCCTACAATGCGTCATATAGAGGTCGTAAGTGATACCGAAATGTATATGGTGGGGGATGGTTTATTTTTATATAATAACAGTGGCATCGCAAACATAACAGATATAAACAGCTGGAAAAAAGTACCGGATAATTTGTTAAATATTGGAGGAAGTGCAAATGCAATTATTAATGAAAACAGTAAATTAATAAATATTCACAAAAAGGACAGTGAAAATTTCTACATTATACGTGCAGTAGAAGATTATGATTATAAAAGAACAATATTAAATAGTCAAATAGACGAAAATACAAAATTAATCTCCGGCTCGACTACAATGTATAATGCCTACATTCCAGGTTTATTTGAAACAAATCCCCAGGATATTATGGATATATGTGGAAATGTAACAATTGATGGTAAAATAACTATAAACAATCGTGCGGATTTTAGCGATGATATAAGTTGTAATGGCGTATTAGAAGCAAATAGTGCAATATTCAATGGGTTATCTGTATACAATAACGATGTCAGTATGAATGAACATTTGTTTGTATTAAAAGATGCGTCGTTTAATAACAATATAACTGTAACAAATA